CAGATCCAATGCCTAGCAGAGAATGCTTACTTTGAAGCAGGCAATCAATCAACAAAAGGCAAAGCTGCCGTAACTAATGTTGTTATGAACCGAGTCGAGGATAAGAGATTTCCAAAGACACCTTGTGCTGTTGTTCATCAAAAGACACGAGGCACCTGTCAGTTTTCCTGGGTTTGTGAAGGCAATAAGAAAATTCGTAATGCAGAAATGTTTGCTGAAAGCAAGCGTGTAGCTGAACAGGTATATATTGGAAACATTTCTGATAATACCCACGGCGCAAAATTCTATCATGCCAATTATGTTAATCCGGGTTGGAATATGACTCGAGTGACTACTATTGGAGCACATATTTTTTATAGAGGTTAGGATTACTATGAGTGAAGTTTTGGTTAATAAATTGAATCCACAAGATTTCTATACTGAGATTAACAGAATTGTTAAAGAACTAAAAGTTGAATATATTGATGCCGTCTGTTTCTATTGTGAGGAAAATGAAATCGAGATAGAGACGGCGGCATCAATGATCCGAACAAATGCAAAGATCAAATCGTTCATCCAAATTGAGGGTGAAGAATTGAACATGCTGCCTAAGTCATCGAAGTTGCCTATATGACACCTTTCGAAGCATACCAAATGTTTCAAGCCCTTAAGCAGCACTTCACTACCAAATCTTACGACTATTTCAAATATCATGGAAAGATCAAAGCGGATGCTAATTCCTTTGATGTTCGTAAGGACAAATATTTCTATTATAAGTTGTCAAAGAAAGAAGACCTGCAGGGTTTTCTAGTCGCAAACTTTATTGCAAATAATGTAAAATGGGTTGGAGATTTACTTGACAATAACTCAGATCAATGTTATATTGATTATTCAAAGCGTCAACAGGCACTGACATATCTCTTTCGTGGCGATATCTCAGCACTTGATGATGACTTTGCAAAGAACTTTAAGGTTGTAGATGGGCAATTTCCACCTGCTCTGAAACTATACAATCGTAAAGAAATCTCTATTGAGACACTAGTTGTTCTTAATGAGATACTAGGTATATTCAATCACTGGAATAAGGAGATTGTAGATCCCATAGTGTGGCCTAGCATTTACCTAAAGTGCGTGAAGTATAAACCCTTCATGAGTATGGATATTGCAAAGCTTAAGCAAACGCTACGGGATAAATATATCTAGATATTATGCTTACGTGGAAAAACAAACATATACAACACACACAACATACGGAGAATACATATGTCTTTTGCAGATATGAAGCGCAGTGCTCAAGCTAACCTCGAAAAGCTAACTAGCGAACTCGAGAAGCTTTCCAATCCTGGCAACAACAATGATGATCAGAACACCTGGTACCCATCTGTTGATAAGGCTGGTAATGGTTATGCAGTCATTCGCTTCCTCCCCGCTCCTAGCGGTGAAGATGTTCCATTCGTCCGCCTTTGGTCTCATGGGTTCAAAGGTCCAGGCGGTTGGTATATCGAAAATTCTTTGACCACTATCGGTAAGCCAGATCCTGTATCTGAGCATAACACCGAACTTTGGAATTCCGGCATTGAAGCTAACAAGAAGATTGTTAGTGGATTCGGTAAGGACAATCCTGGTTCAAAGCGTCAGCTAAACTACTATTCAAACATCCTGGTCATCAGTGATCCTTCTAATCCTGCTAATGAAGGAAAGGTTTTCCTTTACAAGTATGGTGCTAAGATCTTTGAGAAGATTAAGGATGCTATGAATCCACAGTTTCCTGGCGAAACTCCTATCAATCCTTTTGACTTCTGGGTTGGTGCTAATTTTCAGCTAAAGATTCGTCAAGTTGAAGGTTACCGCAATTACGATAAGTCAGAGTTTGATAAGCCTGCTCCTCTGTTTAATGATGATGCAGAACTTGAAGCTGTGTGGGCTCGTCAGTATTCACTTGCTGAACTTATCGCACCTGCTAAGTTCAAGTCATATGACGAACTGAAGGGCAAACTGCAGAAGGTTCTCGGCAACACTGTTGGGCTCGCTCCTAAGAGCGATGCACCATGGGATGAGCCCCGCACCACTGCTGCACCGTCCTTTAAGGCGGCACCTGCACCGGCACTTGCTGGCGCAGATTCTGATGATGAGGATATTGACTTCTTTAAGCGACTTGCTGAAGAGGATTAATCGGAATGGGGGGCTTCGGTCCCCCATTTTGTTATCAGCCCTTTGCGTGAACTAAGTGGCGCTGATATTCTTTAGTTCTTGGCTTCGCAGGCTTCTTTGGTGGCGCCGGCGCACCAAACAAATAATTTAATCCGCTCTTAGCAGAATCAACAGCATTGCTAGCAATTTCTACAGCCCTATGTGCTGTTTTTGCTGCTGTATCAATCGCTGCATCTGCTGCCGCTCTAACTACAGGTGCAGCTTTTGGCGAAACAGGTTTTGCAGGTTGCCCTGGTTTTGCTGCTTTGCCACCGGGTCTTCTGATTGATACAATCGCATTTGACCCGCCGCCAACATTAGTAACTGCGCCGCCAGATTGTTTTGACTTATCAGATTGGTTGCCGCCGATCATTCTAAAGCGACCATTTGCAGGTGGTGTCGCAATGAAACCTACATGATTTCCAGGTCGACCAGGTAAACCAACGCCGGGATTGTCCCAGTTAACAACAACGATATCACCAGGTTGAGCATTGCCCATGTTGCCTTGATTGGTTGGTCTATCATATACAATAGAACCGTAGTTTAAAAATGATGATGCTAAGGTGTTACCTGTTCCTGGCAGTCCTTGACTTCCTAACACAGCATTTGTAAATGCGGCGCACCATGCTTGTCCGCCAACGCCACGAGGATTGCCTTTAAGGAACTGTGGGAAGAATCTTCCGATGAAAGCATTAAGTTGATCAGCACCACGACCTTCGGTCATGCCGATAAATTTTGATGCAGTTTGTGTTAACCCACCAGCAACATATTTCGCGGCATCTGTAACTGCACCCACAACTTGCCCAGCAGCGCCCATAACAGATCCAACTGCGCCAGTGACCGCATTTCCAGCTGCTCCAGTGAATGCTGAGAATCCAGAAACAACTTTACTAGGTCCTAATCCGATCTGTTGACGCATCTTACTAACACGATCTGTGAGATCGCTAATAGTAATTTGTCCATCATTGTTAACATCTAGCCCTTTATTTTGCTTATACCATGAGCCGCTAGGATTCTTTTCAGTGCCTCCTGGCGCAGCAATAACATAATTAGATGGCTTTTTAACAAACGCTGGTAAGAACACAGAAGTGTATAACTGCCCCGCGGATGCACCTCGAGGCAACCCAACCATATCAAAATATTTTTCAACAAGCGGCATTTGTTGCGCTCTAGACATACCACGAATTGCTTGTGTGGTTGTGCCTAGATTTTTTGCCGTTGCCGGCATAAACTGGATAAGACCAGATGCGCCGCCACTAGAATTCAATGCTGCTGGATTTATGCCAGACTCAGATTGCATCATACCTAGCAAATCGCCAGCATCAATGTTAAACTTTTGCGATACTCTATTTACTTCTGTGATGAATGGCGCATCTTTTACCCAATCACCTTTGACCCCAGTGAGATTTGCTTCGGCATAACTTCCTGTGCCTACACCTAAAGCAGAAGCAGCGCTTTCACTATACTGTCTTGCTAATTCAGCTACTTTATCGGGAATATGTGAGACATATGTGCTGACGTTCTGGAATGTTCCTCCTAGCCAACTAGCAAGTTTAGAACCTAGTCCTTGCATCCCAAAGGAACCAGAGAACATGCCTTGTCTGTCTTGTTCAGCTTTCTGTTCTTTAGCCTTAACAGCAGCTGCTTGAGTTGTTGCTTTAATTTCTTGTTGCTTGGCAGCCGCGCTTTCGCCTGTAGGTTTTGGTTTAGCAACAGCATCATAACCTGCAGTGCCAACTTTGCTGCCCGCATAATATCCTAGGGCGCCGCCTGCTAATCCGCCAACAACACCACCAATCGCTGTCCCTACAACAGGAACAACTGAACCGATGGCAGCACCTGCTAATGCTCCGCCTTCTGCACCTGCAGCAGCGCCTGCTAATCCTCCAGCTGATCCTGTAAGATTTCTTGCAGTTAGTTTCTTTTCACCTGTCGCATAATCAACAGCTTCCAAAGCAACAGCAACTGCTGCAGCACCTTTGGCAAATTTCAATCCTTTGCCGATACGCTTTAATCCGCCACCTTGACCTATATTTCCGCCGATTGAGGATCCTGCACCTTGCAGCGCACCGCTATCAATCAACTCGGTAAGTGTATCTAATTGTTTTGTAATATCAGGTAATGTTGATGCTAGATAATCACCTACATTATCACTGCCTCCAGATGAAATTTGTGCAGGAGGAATATTAGCCTCAAGTGTGCTCTCTTTACTAATATCTGCAGCAGCATCTGCTTGTGCTTTATGAATAGCATTAATATTTTTAGAATAAACATCCATGCCATTGAATGATGTTATCAAATTAGTAAATGAGTTTGATAATACAGAAATGCTAGGCTTATCTAGTGCTTTAGAACCTTTGGGTTCTTTTTTCGTTTTAGCAGACTCGGTCTCTTTTTCAGCAGTTTTCTCTTCTGCTACTTTTTCTTTCTTTTGTTTTTCTTCATCAAGAATTTGCTGTAAATCAAATCCATAAGCACCTAAAACGCCACTTGCAAATCCTTTACCTACATTTTTTACAAGTCGTTTTCTTTCAGCTATTTTAAATTCTTTTGTTGCAGCAAGATCATATTCAGCAGCTTTTATAGGGCTGATAAATTTACCTGTTCTAGTATCACGATATTTCTTGACACCTTCTTTGCTTACTTCAATTGTATAATAAGTATCAACAAGTTCTTGATACCTAGCTTTTGATTCTTCTTTTTTATCACGTTCATCTGCAAGTGTTTCTTGCAAATTGATACCAAACATTCCAGCACCCGCTGACGCTAAAACCTTGCCTGTGCCTTTAGCAAATGATTTCAATTTAGATTCTGGCTGGGCAACTGGTTCGGGTTCAGGTGTTTCTACTTTAGGCGCAGCTTTTGGTTTCTTAGGCTTTGGTTTCGCCTTAGGTGTTGCTTTAGGTTTAGCGGGCTTTGAAGTATCTTGTGCGCCGTTTACTTTTGACTTAAGACTGTCAAGCAGTTTAAGCATGTCGGGTTTGGCAGGTTGTTTTGTTTTAGAATCTATCCAACCAGAATTTTTGTCAAAGACATATTTCTCATTAGGACCTAATGTAATTGGTTCAATTGAATTATCAATGTCAACCTTTAGCCTTGCTTTAACAGGCTGGATGTCTAGGCTGTCAAGTAAACGTAGCAAACCTTTATCAGCAGGCTGCTTTGTTTTCTTATCAATCCAGCCCTTGTTAGGATCTTTGATAAATGCTTGATCACCGATGGTTACCGATTCTGACATATCTTATCCTAAGAATAACAATGAAGAAATCATATCATCATCACCATAATAAGTAGGATCAGGAACATTACCTTGTCCGATATATCCTGGACGTGAAGTTAATGTGTTTGATGGTGAATTGACTCGGGTTGGCATTTGCTCAGATGCACTAGGAACAAACGCTTCTGGATTTGCGCTTGTTGTGGCTGCTTCAATTGCAGGACCTGATGCGGGACTTGGCGGCACCATTGATGCAGCACCTGATTGTGATGACGGCATTGCTGAAGCAGGTGATTTTGTAGTGGGTGCAGCGGAACTAGCTCCACCAGAACCTGGACTAGCCATACTCGGGGCTGCTGCAGATACAGCAGGTGCGGCACTGCTACTAGCTGGCGGAGGGCTTACAGCACCTGAACCCGCTGGTGTCGGAGCTGTCTCTGGATTTGCTGCTTTAGGAATTTCTGGAGGTGTGCTTCCTCCTGATGCTGTTGAAATTGCAGGAACTGATTGCTGTGGTATTTCATTTTTCTGACCACTAGCAGATCCTTTTTTCTCAACTTGTGGCGCCATAACTTCGCCGGCAACTTCTTTGACGCCGGACATGACTTCAGGAAAACGTGTTTTAAACTCTGGATCAGCTTCTGGTTGAACGCCGTAAACACCTTGATAGATATCTCTAGCAACTGATGCAATAAGAGCTGGGATTGCTGTCAAAGGACCGCCTAATCCTGAAGCAGCTTCAAGTCCTGCACCAACAACATCACCTTGCAACAATCTACCAATAGCAAATAATCCGCCAATCGCTGCGCCAGCAAGCGGAATTGATTTTAGAGCTGTTTTGCCTAGACCTTTTGCGATAAGTGGCTTGGCTAATTTTTTAACAACAGACTTAACACCTTTGCCTAATCCCGTTCTGCCCGCAACTTCAGCGCCACCTTTGATTGCACCTGTT